GTGGAATGTGCGTGGGATTGGATTACCGTCATTGGCGGACGGCTCCTGCGAGGTATCGAGGTTGTTACCTAGCGGGACTACATGCCATGAGGTGTCGGTCGGTCCTTTGAAGGTCGACTGCAACTCCTTGCCCAAAATGTAGGGTTGTATGGGCAGTGGCCTGCGAAACTCGTTCTCCGAGCCTTGCATACGTGCGACCAGGTACGCTCCTTCTCGGGCGTGCCACTGTCGCGTGTCAGGCAGTAGGGCCGCTTCCTGTAGGGAGCCAGGTGGGCCACGCGACGCATAAGCGTCGCACTGTCTGTACGTATCTCCGGCGGGGTCGAACGCGTCCACAGTCATGCTACTGGACATCGTGTTGAAACGATTTGTAGCATAGCACATGGCTGTCCCCTGTTGATACAGGGTTGCGTTAGCATCAATAATCTCCACTCCAATGCCCACAACACGCATTTCCCCTTCGGAAAACGTGTCAGTAGGCGTAAATGGGGCAATCATTTCCCGCTCGCTGATGGACAAACTTGACCATTCAGCGGCAGGATCGACGGTACTTTGGCCGCGTGGGAACGTCCTGCCGCCACTCGGGACAGCCACCGCAGTGACTGTGCCTAGGGCATGCAGGTTACCGGCGGGATTCAAAATGTTCCCGCCGTCTGCGTTAGATATTGTCAAATCTACGCATGGGCGTTCCACGGGCTTTGGTTCCGCGTTTACGAGTGGGGTCAAAAAGATGTTTAGATCCCAAGTCGTGGTTGCGGATGGTGGGGCTTGTATTGTCATCGTACGCTTAACAACTTGTGTGATAGTGTTAGGCGCTTGATAATCAGGATAACCTTCTACGCTCAAAGCGGTGTCGTGGAATGGATCCACGGCTCCGATGAGCCACTCTCGCCCGGCTCGAGTAAGTAAGCCGGACCGTTCTAGACGGTTTAGGTCATGGGTGGCACCGCCTATGTCAGCGGTGCGCCCCTGCATTTCGTCGAGAGTAGATGGGGGGAGATTCGGGGGAGGAGCCCAGGTTCGGTTGTCCTCCAAAATCTCGAAATCACCAAGTGAGGCCATGGTGAAGTGTAAAGGTATAGGTTGAGTGTTGTTGGTGGGGTAAGTATCGTTATGGTATGCGTACTTACTGAGTGGCAGAACTCCCGTTTTCTGCCTCATGGTCACGATAGTATGGGTACGGCCTCGGTTTCCCGGGGAACTTGGGCCACTTCGTTTTCTTCCTGCGTGCTTCGGTGAGCGCGGCTTTTTGAGTGTCAG